GGTTTAGATAGTGCTTCTGCACAACTAACAAAGTTTAACGATAAGACAACAAATACAGGTAAGAATGCAGAAAAAGATTTTGATGCGATAGGTTCTGCTGCTTCTAAAGTAGGTGGTATTGTTGCAGGTGCTTTTGCAGTAGGTTCTATTGTTAGCTTTGGTAAAGGTGTTATAGATGCCACATCACAATTTCAAAAATTCGAAGCCGTATTATCAAATACTTTGGGTAGCAGTTCTGCTGCTCAATTAGCATTATCTCAAATACAAGAGTTTGCTGCTACTACTCCATTCCAGGTAGATGAATTAACAGGTGCTTTTGTTAAGTTAGCCAATCAAGGCTTTAAACCTAATATTGACCAAATGCGATTATTAGGCGATTTAGCGAGTTCAACAGGTAAATCCTTTGACCAATTAGCTGAAGCAATTTTAGATGCGCAGACAGGCGAATTTGAGCGTTTAAAGGAATTTGGAGTAAGAGCATCAGTCGCTGGAGACCAAGTTACATTCACATTTAAGGGAATTAAAACACAAGTAGACAATACTGCTGAATCTATTCAAAAGTATGTTTTATCTTTAGGTGCTGCCGAAGGTGTTTCGGGTTCAATGCAAAAAATATCAGGAACTTTGGGTGGTAAAATATCCAATGTAGCTGATTCGTTTAATCAATTTCAAATAACTTTAGGAAAATTAAATAGCGGTGCTTTATTTACATTTGTTGGTTATTTACAAAAGGCTTTAGGTTTCTTAAATGATATTGCTCAAATGTCTATTGATAGAGCAAAGTTTTCTGCAAGTTCGCTTGTTGATGGAGATGAATTAAATAGAATTTCTGCTGATTACAATAAACAAATAGCTAAAATAGGTGCGACAACTGATATTAGCGCATTAAAAGACCAGTTAAAGTTTATTCAAACAAATATGACTTTCTATCAACAAGCTATGTTGACTGAAACCGATGCTAAAAATAGAGATGTAATGGCATCTTATTTTAATGCTTATAAAGATATTCGTAAGGTTGCTAACGAGCAAATGGCTGGTCTCGTAAAAGATTTAGCTGCTAAAAATGCAGCAATCGCAGCAAATGCTGGTAAACGAAAGATTGAAAAACAAATGACCTATGTCGCACCAAGATTAGGTATAAGTCAAATTCCAATTGCTCCTGCATTAACTATTGAAGATTCAGTTAAAATGATGCAAGATGAAGTTAAAAGACAAGCTGCAAGAGAAAAAGAATTGAAACAAATAGCAGCAATGAACGCTTTATTAGAGCAACAGAATACAATATTAGGTTTAACAAATCTATTGGCAGGTGCTTTAACAACTGGATTCGAACAAATGTTTACTACATTAATTGATGGCGGACAAAATGCGTTTCAAGGTATTTTAAATGCTATTAAAAGTTTAATGATTAAATTAGCATCGGCAATTGCAGCAGCAGCAATATTATTTGTTTTAACAGGTGGTTTAAGTGCTGGAGGTTCATCTTTGGGTTCTATCGGACAAATTGCTAAAACTATTGGTGGTTTAGGATTTAATCCATTTGCTTTAGGTAGCGGAAGTGGTAAAGGTAGTATGATAGCTATGCCTTCAAATTCAATAGGGCAAGGTGGTTACCAAATTGATATAATGGGAGATAAAATGAGAATGCTTTTAGATAATACTGCAATTAAAAATTCAAGGGTGATATAATGGCTTACAATCATATTTATAATCTACAATTCAAAGGATTAGACCAGGTAGGTACTAATTTGTATTATCAAGTAAAATTTGAGAAACAAGAAGCTACCGTAGTGGTTTACGATGTAATAGAGTTAGTCCCAGCAGAAGATAGTGCTTTTGTATTAAATTATAAAGCAAGTAAAGACAATATCTTTGCTCCTATTCGTGCTTCTTATGCGGATATAAAATGTTTTATTCCTTACAATTCTACCGTTCAGCCTTCTGATTTCTTTTATGAAAATGATGAGTATTCTTTAAAAATAAGCCTTTACGAAACTAATGGAGTTACTGAAGATTTAAAGTGGGTTGGGTTTCTTTTACCTGATGTTATCCAATACGAGTGGCAAGAACAATATTTCCTACAATTAACTGCTACTGATAATATTGCAGTCTTAAAAGATATTAAATACACGAGGGAAGATTATTACGCTTTATACGATGACACAAGCGTTGATACTTGTATAGATATAAATGATTTTGTTTGTAGGTTATTAAAGAAGACTGGAAGCGAATTAGATGTTGCTTTTTTTAGTCAATTTAAATTAGATGGTACTCTTGTTAATCTTGCAAACTTAAAGGTATCGGAATACTCTTCAGTTGATTGGTCTACATTTGAGCCAAAGGATTGCTATTTTCTTTTAGGTTCATTAATGGAATCTTTAGGATGTGTAGTATATCAATCTAATAAAGATGCTACTTGGTATGTTGTTGCTATAAATGATTTAGCGGTAAATGATTTAGTTACTGATGGCGAATTTAGCATAAGCGGTGCTTTACCTCCACTATATGAATATTGGACAACTGATGGCGATGTAATTAATAGTGCAACAGGAGGCTTAAACGGAAGCCAATGTCCTAAAATTTTTGGAGATAATACCTCTAATGTTTATCAAACTTTAGTTTTTCAAGATGCTGAATATACTGTTAGTTTTTGGGCAAAGAATTTTGATACTGGTAGTTCTCCTAAAGCAGTTACAAGAATTGAAATAGATGGTGTTGAAGTATTTACTCAAGTAACTACTGATGATTGGGTTTATTATGAATTTACTTACACTTCAGCAACTGCAGGTTCATTTGAAATAAAATTCTTTAATAATAACGATGATTCAACAGGCTATCTTTTAATTGATAATGTATCAGTTAAGCAGCAGTTTCAAAATGGTTTAATATACGATATTAATGGTACTTATTTAGATGAATATAGTTTTGATTTTTATTCATCTATTGGTAACGAAGGTAATGTTAAATGGTCGGATGTTAATCAAGTAGTAACATTAAACAAAAGATTAACAAATGTTCAATTTTACTATCCTTACTACGAAAGAAATTTAATTAATAACTACGGATTCTTTAAGGATTACGCAACTTCAACAACAGTTCCAACTAACTGGGAACTTGAAAGTCCTTTTGATTTTGTTAATGCTACTGGAGATGATAGACCATTTGATAATAGAATTTTATCAGTAAAAGAAAATGAAGATATTACAGGTGGTTTAAACCTTGATAATTATTTATCTAATACTTTTAGAATTACAAATAATATTTCTCCTTTTGGTTTCTATAATTTCTTTGCTATTAAAGTTGAATGTTCTGTTTATTTTGATGATTCGCATACTGATGGCGATGGTATTAATATAGCATTTGCTAAATCTAAAGATGGTTTACCTTCTACATCAAATACAAGATATTTAGACTCAACAGGTACTTATTATAGTGTTACAACTTCTTCTTTATGGAATGCAGTATTTAGAATGCCTATCTTTATGAGTGATAAAAATAGGTGGATGAAGTATAAATGCTTTTCTAAATTTGACCAAAATAGTCTTTCAGATGGCACTACTTTATATGAGTTTGGTACTTTAGTTTTAAGACCACAAAGAAGTTTTGACACAGTCAATGTTCATCAAACTTATTTTGATGATATTAAAGTAAGTATTATTCCACAAGGATATAAAAACACAAAAGGCTTTATTTATAATGCTACAAATATCCCTAACGATGCTACAATGGTTAAGCCATTTTCAAATACTTATAAAATAGATAAAGGTCAATATCACGGTGGTATAGCTAATAAATCGGAATCACAAATAATTGAAGACTTTATTGGTTATGATACTGGCGGAGAATTAAATTTAATTCAAAATTCAAATAGATGGTTTAGAACTTGGGAAACTGATGAAATTCTTTTAGGAAGACCAATGCAAGAATGTATCACTCGTTCAATTTTATCTTTTTATCAATCTACTTGGGAAAAATTTACAGGTAATGTTTATGGTAAGAATATAAACTTTGGTCAAGTATTTACTATAGCTTTAGCGCAAGGGTTACACTTTATGCACGAGGCATCATTTGATTATGTATCAAACAAAACAAACATAACAACACACCAAAGCCAAACTGATAAATTAGAAACAGGTTTCCGTTCTTGGTCTACTACTAAAGATGATACAGGCGCAGGTCAAGGCGAACCAGGAAGTACAACAAGTAGCATACAAGAAGCTGAATAATGAATGAGTTAAAAGAAATAAACGACCAGCTTAAGGCTTTGTCAATAAGTGTGGAAATGATTAGCCAGGCTATTACAGGCTCAAAGCTAAATAGGAATGGAATCTTACAACGATTAGAAACAAT